TATATTTTTACTGAATCATATTCTATTGATGAGCCAAGTGGTGTAAGATCCGGTTCACAAAGAGGGACACATCCATATTCTATTTTTGGACAAGTTATAAAAACAGACATAAACAAAGGTGATAAGTTTGAGTGGGACAGAATTAAATCTATAGAAGAAAAGAAAGTACAAAACGCTATAAAAAGTGGTAACCCTAATATTGTAAAAGAAGCCATAAACAATTTCAACAAACAAGCAAACAAATATGAAAAAATATTAAACGAAGGTAAAGATAAAGGACAACCTAAAGTTAAATTGTTTAGAATATCAACGGATGCTCCCAACAACACAATTAAAAATTTTAACAAGTACAGTGAAAAATACAAAAATGTATTTATGAACAATTATAAAAATAAAGGTTATTCTTTTGTTGTTCCTAAAGATATTAAAACAATACCAGAAATTAAAAAAGCAATGGACAATGTTAAAGATGTTAAAAAAATGACATCTTTGTTTAAGGCAGGATCTAATAGATTGTTTTCTGTAGCAGACCCATTGTTGTGGGGCTTTGCTGTAGAAGATGTTTTAAAAAAACAGGCTGAAGGTAAAACGGTTGCAGAATCTATTGGAAGTGTGTTGTTTTTAGATAAACCAATTCGTAAAGGATTAAAAAGATTAAAAGCAACAGATGAGCAAAATCTAGCTTATGATAGACAAAAAAATTTAGAGTATATTCAATCAGGCAGAGCAGATGGGCAAGACCTATTTTATATGGCAAGAAAAGATCCTGACTTTGATGGTAATTATACACAGTATCTAGAATTTTTAAAAAGTGTAACTAATGATCCAATGCACAGACAAATATTAAGTCAACGAGATAGAGAAACAGAAGAGGCATTAGCTCTTCCTAAAGAAAAGGTAAAAAGTAGAGCTGAAACTTATCAAATGTTTAATCAAATACCTATAGTACAAGCAGTTAAGGAATTATTTAAAACTGATGAGCAGAAAGCAAAAGATTTAGAGAACTTATTAAATGTATAAAAACCCAACTTTAGTCAAAAACATGAAAAATGTTAAATGGGATGCAATACCTCCATTAAGGGGTCCTGATCCTAGAGGCTTGATAAAAGATAAAAAACAGGATAAACCTATACTTTTGGAGAAAACAAATGGCAGAAATAGACAAAGGCTTACCTAACGTAAGACAAGAAATAAAAATTCCACCCAAGGATGAAATGGCTCAAGTAGTTGAACAACTACAGGAGTCAATGCCATCACCGGATAAAACAGAGATAAGAGAAAACGAAGACGGATCAGTAGATATAAACTTTGATCCTAGTGCCGTGTCGCCAGAACAAGGTGACAATCACTATGCTAATCTGGCTGACTTATTACCAGATTCTGTTTTAGATCCTCTTGGTTCTGAGTTGTATGCAAACTACACAGACTACAGAGAATCTAGAAGAGAATGGGAAAGATCTTACACACAAGGTTTAGATCTTTTAGGTTTTCAATTTGAACAAAGAACAAGACCATTTCAAGGAGCTTCAGGTGCAACACACCCAGTTCTTGCAGAAGCTGTAACACAATTCCAAGCTCAAGCTTACAAAGAATTATTACCTGCAGATGGTCCTGTTAGAACACAAGTTTTAGGTAGCCCTTCAAGAGAAAAACAAGATCAAGCAGTAAGAGTCAAAAATTTTATGAACTATCAATTGATGGATGTCATGAAAGAGTTTGAACCTGAGTTTGATCAAATGTTATTTTATTTACCTCTTGCAGGTTCTACATTTAAAAAAGTTTATTATGACGATTTGATGGAACGAGCTGTATCAAAGTTCGTTACTGCAGATGACTTAGTGGTTCCGTATTCTGCTACCTCATTAGAGGATGCGGAAGCCATATGTCATGTCATCAAAATGTCTGGTAATGATTTACGTAAGCAACAAGTTGCAGGATTCTATAGAGATATAGAATTAGGCACACCTTACGCAGAAGAAACAGAGCTGAAGAAAAAAGAACGAGAACTAGAAGGAACAAGATCAACAGGTCAACAAAAGAACAACCCGATCTATACGTTGATTGAGTGTCATGTTAATTTAGATCTCGATGGCTTTGAAGATAGAGGACCCGATGGTGTCCCGACTGGAATTAAGATTCCATACATTGTAACAATCGACAATGGTTCGCGAAAAATATTATCTATTCGAAGAAACTTTAGAGTAGATGATCCCAAAAAAAATAAAATCCAATACTTCGTCCATTTTAAATTTCTGCCTGGACTAGGTTTTTACGGATTTGGATTAATCCATATGATTGGCGGTCTAACAAGAGCAGCAACGTCTGCACTTCGTCAACTCATCGATGCAGGTACGTTATCGAACTTGCCATCAGGATTTAAACAGAGGGGTATCAGAGTTAGAGATGATGCCCAATCTCTACAACCAGGTGAGTGGCGAGATGTCGACGCTCCTGGTGGCTCTCTTAGAGATGCCTTTATGAATCTGCCATACAAAGAACCGTCAGCAACTTTATTACAGTTGATGGGAATTTGTGTAAGCGCAGGTCAACGATTCGCGTCCATTGCTGACATGCAGGTCGGGGACGGGAACCAGCAGGCCGCTGTTGGTACGACCGTAGCCCTTTTAGAGCGTGGCTCCAGGGTCATGTCAGCGATCCATAAACGATTGTATGCATCAATGAAACAAGAGTTTACTTTGTTGTCAGATGTATTCTCAACTTACTTACCACCCGTTTACCCGTACGATGTAGTAGGTGGACAAAAAGAAATTAAACAAACAGACTTTGATGCAAAAGTAGATATACTTCCTGTTGCTGATCCAAATATATTTTCATCAACACAAAGAGTTGCAATTGCACAAACAGAATTACAGTTAGCTCAGTCTAACCCACAAATGCATAATCTATACAATGCGTACAGAGATATGTACGAAGCATTGGGAGTTAAGAATATTGATCAAGTATTACCACCTCCTCCACCACCGGCACCAAAGAATCCGGCGTTGGAACACATAGATGCATTAGCTGGTAAACCTTTCCAAGCGTTTACTGGACAAGATCACCAAGCACATATCGCAGCTCACGTTGCGTTTATGTCTACGAACATGGCTAAAAATAATCCACAGATTATGGCGTCACTAGAAAAAAATATATTTGAACATATTTCTTTGATGGCTGACGAACAGGTACAAATGGAAATGCAAGAACAGATTCGTAAAATACAAGAGCTACAACAACTAGCACAAATGAATCCACAGATGGCACAATCACCAGAAGTCAAAGGTGAGATGGATAGACTACAAATAGATATAGAAGCTAGAAAAGCAACTCTCATTGCAGAAATGATGGGTGACTTCTTAGCTGAAGAGAAGAAAATTAGTGGAGACTTTGGTAATGACCCAATTGCTAAATTAAGAGCAAGAGAGTTAGATCTAAAAGCTCAAGACAATATGAGAAAAATGAAAGAAGATGAAGCTCGTATTAATTTAGATAAGAGCAAAATCTTAATGAACAGAGATATTCAAGAAGAGAAGATGCAACAGAATGAAGAATTAGCATTACTGCGTGCAGCTACATCTATTGAAAAACAAAAAATGTCAAACCGTGCAAAAGCAAAAACTGATGCAACAAAAATGTTTGATGTTACTAAACTGAAAGGACCAAGGAGTTAATATGGCGAAAGAAAAAAGCTCAGTCAACAAAGCAGGTAACTATACTAAACCTGGAATGAGAAAAAAAATATTTCAAAGAATAAAATCACAAGCATCACACGGGACCGGAGCGGGACAATGGTCAGCAAGAAAAGCGCAAGCTCTCGCTAAGGCTTACAAGAAAGCTGGGGGAGGATATAAATCATAATGACAAATAAAACAAAAGAACTAACAACAAGACAAAAAACAGCATTAAAAAAACATAGTAAACATCATACACCAGAGCACATGGCAAGTATGAAAAAAAACATGCGTTCGGGAATGTCGTTTACAAAATCGCATAAAATCGCAATGAAGAAAGTTGGTGTGTAATGGCCCTTGCAAAATCACAAAGATCTCTCAAAGCTTGGGGTGATCAAAAATGGACTACAAAGTCTGGTAAAAAATCTTCTGAAACAGGAGAAAGATATTTACCAAAAAAAGCTATTGAAAATATGTCTTCACAAGAATATGCTGCAACTACAAAAGCAAAAAGAGAGGGCAAGAAAAAAGGTAAGCAGTTTGTTAAGCAACCTAAAAAAATTGCTCAAAAAACTAAATCGTATAGGAGTTTTGCATAATGTTATACACCAAAGGGATGGGCGCAGTCAGACAACAGTTTAGAAATGGCGGTGCTGCTTGGACAAGAAAAGAAGGGAAGTCAGAATCTGGTGGACTTAACGAAAAAGGTCGTAAGTCTTACGAGAGAGAAAACCCTGGCTCTAATTTAAAACGTCCACAACCTGAAGGTGGCAAACGAAAAAAATCTTTCTGCGCGCGTATGAAGGGCATGAAGAAAAAATTAACGTCTAGCAAAACAGCTAACGATCCAGATTCTAGAATAAACAAAGCACTAAGAAAATGGAAATGTTAAATAATGGTATATTAGATATTGATGAAAATGAAGGCGAAGAAATTTCTTTAACAGCCGAAGGACCACAATTAACTGAAGAAGAAAGATTAAGAATAGAATCTGAAAAAGAAGAAGGCGATGATGAAGATGTAAAACGAATTGACTTGTTTGCATCTGAAGAAGGAGAAGGTGATCCATTAAATAATTTACTACTTGGTGAAGATGGTATTACAACTTTGTTTCAAGCTAAAGATGGTGGTAGCCCACAACTTGTAAAAAAATCTAAAGATGGAAAACGACCTGGATACAGAGGACCAGGAGGTTATCAAAGCGGACAATCTGATCCAGGAAGTGATGATGATCAAGGAGAAACTTCTTCCGATTCTGGTTTTAGTAGTGGAGACAATCAAGGAGCTGTAACTTCTGACGCTGGTTTTGATAACACACAAAGCTATGAAGATTTTAATAAAACAGAAAGAGCTGATCCGGATGCATTAGACATGCAAGATTATTTAACTGATTTCGTAAATGTAAAT